GAAGGACGCTGGCTCTGGCATCTTCATCATGGAGAACGGCGAGGTCAACGGTTACCGCGGCGTGCTGTCCAACCAAGTGGCATCCAATGATCTCTGGTTCGGTAACTTCGCCGACTTGATCATCGGTTACTTCTCAGGTCTCGACTTGATGGTTGACCCCTACACCCACAGCACCAGCGGCACTGTGCGCGTCATCGCGATGCAGGATTGCGACATCGCAATTCGCCATCCTGAGTCCTTCAGCCGCGGCAACAACACCCTCTGATGTTGATCCAGGTCCTACGGCAAACAATGCTTGCGGGCCGGGTGGTTCGTGTTGGGGATGTCACTGAGGCATCCCCTTCCGACGCCAAGCTCCTGATCGGCATTGGTAAAGCAATCGAAGCAGCCGCCCAGGTGGCTGATGTGGTTGAGACTATTGCTCAACCTTTACGCAAACCTTCAACCCCCCGACGGAGGGCTAAACCATGACCATCCACAATCTTGGATCGAAGACCACGGTCCTCGGTCTGCTCCGCAATGACGTCGTAACCGCTACAGGCACCGGCTCTGCCGTTGACCTGCAAGGTTACGAGGGCGACATGGCTGTGCTGTTGGACGCCGAAGCCGGCGGTGCCAGCATCACCTATGCCGTGAAGCTGACCGAATCCGACACTACCGGCGGTTCTTACACCGACGTGACTGGCGGCGCTTTCACCACCACTACCGCTAACACTGCATCACTGCAGAAGATCTACGTCAACGTGACTTCTTTGAAGCGCTTTGTGAAGATCTCGATCACGGTTGCTGGTGGCACCGGCGCCGGTGCTGTCGCAGTGTTGGGACTCGCTTCGGCGAAGTACGGCTAATGGCGATCACGGAAGATCTGGACATCTTCTCGGCAGACTTCGGCGTCAGCTGCACAGCTGGCGCCGTTACTGCTAATGGCATCTTGGACATGCCGAGCCAGATCTTGAGCGATGGGATGGTGCTCAGCACTGACTACACCCTGACCGCACGGGCTTCAAACTTTGGCAGCTTGATCCGTGGCAACTCGATCACGGTTGATAGCGTGGCCTATACGGTGCGCGAGACCATGTTGATCGATGATGGCAAGTTCGTTCAGATCGCACTTCAGAAGACATGAGCGGCCCTTTCAAGACCAACACCCGTAGCCAATGGGCGACAGTCAATCCAGTGCTGTTGGCTGGTGAGCCTGGCCTTGAAAGCGACACCGAGAACCTGAAGATCGGCGACGGCAAAACGACATGGTCTGGCCTGCCCTACTTTGGGACCCCTGGATATTGGGGCTCGTTCTGGGATGAGACGTCGCAGGTGGCGGCGCTTGCCAATACGGCTTATTCGATCAAGCTGCGCCAGGTTGATACAGCAAGCCGTGGCACCAAGATCATCTCAGACACGCGGCTGACGATTGATCATCCGGGCATCTATAGCATCACGTTTTCGATTCAGTTCAGCAACACCGACAGCTCAATCCATGACACCAATGTCTGGTTGCGCAAGAACGGGGGTGACGTTCCTGCCAGCGATAGCCGGTTCAGCGTTACTTCAAAGCATGGCAGCGTTGACGGCAACGTGATTGGTTGCGTCAATTTCGTGCTGGGTTTGACCACCAACGACTACCTCGAGCTGATCTGGGCAACCAGCAACGTTGCGGCCTACATTCATGCTGAGGCAGCTCAGACCAGTCCCTTCGCTCATCCCAGCATTCCTGGCGTCATCTGCACCGTTGTTCAAGTTGCATCTGCTTAAGCCATGACCACCAAACGCGAGACCATCCTGGCGGCGATCCGTACTGCGCTAACCGGCACCACCGGCGTCAGCACCAGGATCTATCGCAGCCGGGTCGAGCCGTTGGCCAGGGGCGAGCTGCCCGCGATTGTGGTCGAACCCGTCAGCGACAACGCCGAGCAGAACACCAGCCTCCCAACGCTGGACTGGACGCTGACGGTGAGGATCGCAGTGATCGTCCGCGGTGATGTGCCAGATCAAGTGGCTGACGCAACAGTTCAAAGCCTGCACGCCAAGGTGATGGCAGACCTGACATTGGGCGGACACGCTTACGATGTGCAGCCTGTTTCCGTTTCGTTTGATCTGGTCGAAGCAGATCAGCCGAGCGGTGTGATCAGTTGCGACTACGCTGTGAGGTATCGGACCCGAGTGGCCGATCTATCCTTAAGCCCTTAGCAGCTACGATGGTAGACGAATACAAAGGCCAGGGCGGCAGCTATCTGGTCGATCTCAAAACCGGCAAGCGAAAGCTCGTCGAGCGGACCCAGCCGGCCCCTCATCCAACCCTCGAGGTAGCCTCCAATGGCATCAGTTCTGACTCGCCGGCGCCTGATCCTGGCGAAGATTGAAAGCACTTACGGGACCGACTCTTCGCCGACTGGCAGCAGCAACGCGATCCTGGTGCGCAACCTTGAGATCCAGCCGCTGGTTGCCGATACGGTGAACCGTGATCTGGTGCGGCCTTACATGGGCCAAGCCGATCAACTGTTGGCCCAAACCCGGGTCGAAGTCAGCTTTGAGGTTGAGTTGGCTGGGTCAGGTACGGCTGGCACCGCTCCGGCTTATGGCCCGGTGCTGCGCAGCTGCGGCCTGAGCGAGACACTGGTCACCAGCACCAGCGCCACCTATGCGCCCGAGAGCAGCGGCTTCGAGAGCTGCACCATCCACTACCACGAAGACGGCATCCGCCACAAGCTGACGGGTTGCCGCGGCACGTTTGAACTGTCCGCCGAAGTGGGTGCGATCCCTTCGATCGCATTCACGATGACCGGCATCTACAACGCCCCCACCGACGAGACGCTGCCCACCCCGACCTACGCCAACCAAGCAGCCCCGCTGCTGTTCAAGGAAGGCAATACCACCAGCTTCTCGGCGTTCTCCTATAGCGGTTGCTTGCAGTCCTACAACTTCTCGATGGCAAACGATGTCATCTATCGCGAGCTGGTCGGTTGCTCCAAGGAGATCCTGATCACTAACCGGGCACCCAGCGGCACGGTCGTGATCGAGGCGCCGACCATTACAGCGAAGGACTTCTTCGCGATCGCCACTGGCAGCAGCACAGGGAGCATCACCTTCCAGCATGGCACTACTGCCGGCAACAGATGCACGGTGACTACCGCGCAGTCTGACCTTGGCAACCTGACCTACAGCGATCAGGACGGCGTGCAGATGCTTAATATGCCTTTCATTGCCGTGCCGACCAGCTCGGGCAATGATGAGCTGTCCCTTGCTTACACCTAAACCGCGTGGCATTCGTCCTCAAGCAGTCTGATTCCTACACTTGGCCGGTCACCTTCGACATCCCTGTCGATGGCGGCCGGCATGAGCGGCAAACATTTGACGGCGAGTTCAAGCGGCTGGCTCAGTCGCGCATCACAGAGATCGGCGAGCAGATCAAGGCGGAGGAGATTACCGACTCCACCCTGGCTGGTGAAGTACTAATCGGCTGGGCTGGCGTCACGGATGACGCCGGCAAGGAAGTTCCCTTCAGCCAGTCGGCACTGCAGCAACTGCTGGATGTGCCGATGCTGGCGGCTGCCATCACGCTGGCCTACTTCGAGAGTCTGCAAGGAGCCAAGCGAAAAAACTGATTGAGGCTGCGGAATACTGGGCAGGTGGCGGTGTCATTGATGATGCCGCTGCAGATGCCGCGGCCATGGGCTTTGAACTGCCAGATCTTCCGCCCCCGGTGGCAACTGAGTTCGAGGTGCATCCTGACAACTGGTCAACCGTTGAGATGTTCCTGCGGTTGCAAACGCAATGGCGGTCAACGATGAAGGGCGTTATCGGACTGGACTATTCAGCCGCCCAATGGTTGTTTAGACTGTATGAGGTGCAGGACCAGCGTGCCCTGCTGGAAGACCTGCAGACCATGGAGGTCGCCGCCATGCAAGCCATCAACAAGCAAGGAGGCTGATCATGGCTTTGAACCTCGACGCTGCCCTGAAGATCACGGCCAACGTAGTCGGCGAGAACAACATCCGCCGGCTTGGCAACTCGATGCAGGGGCTTGAGGGCCAGATCAAGAACACCAGCCAAGCGGCCGGCTTGTTGGTGATGGGCATCAAGGGGTTGGCGGCAGCAGCCGTGACCGGCGGCGTGGTGGCATTGGCGAAGAGCGCGATTGATCTAGCCGACGATATGCGCGACCTGTCACAGCGGACAGGCGTCAGCATTCAAACGCTCGGCCAGTTCAAGATTGCAGCAGAGCTAAGCGGCAGCAGCTTGGAAGGCGTGGCCAAGGGGCTCACCTTCCTGAACAAAAACATGGTTGCCGCAGCCACTGGAACTGAAGCAGCAGCTGCTGCATTCAAGACCATTGGAGTGGCGACGACTGATGCACAGGGCAACCTCCGATCTGCTGATCAGGTATTCCTGGACATTGCCGATCGGTTCGCCACATTGCGCGACGGTCCAGAGAAAGCAGCGCTGGCAATGAAGGTCTTTGGCAAGGCTGGTGCGGAGTTGATTCCGATCTTGAACCTTGGCAGCGAGGAGATTCAGCGCTTTGGTCTGAACATTGGCCCCGACTTTGCAAACAAAGCGGACGCATTCAATGATCAGCTGGGGTTGATGGGTGCGCAGACGACGATGCTCACCGTCGAGATCGGATCGAAGCTGCTGCCGATCATGAGTGGGTTGCTGGTTGTTGTTAGCGAAGGCATCACCGCAATGGGCAAGCTGGCCCAGGAGTTCTATGCCGCGGTTGGTGGTGCTGCTGGTTTGCAACAAGCAGCGGCTGCGTTGATCAAGACCATGGTGGTACTCGGTGGCGTCACGGCTGGCGTGTTTATTGCCACCAACATCACCGCATTTGCGACAGCATTGCGCGGCGTGGTTGGCGTGATGCGAACCATGCTGTCCCTTGAGCGGGCGATGCTCGCGCTAGAGACTGCTCGTGTGGCTGTGGTTGGTTTGATTGCTGGCGTGAAGTCTGGCAAGACACCTGCCACTGCAATCATTGGCGGCGCTATCGGCGGCACCTTGGCGGCTGGAGCGTTGGGCCTTGGCATCAGCAAGCTGATCGATGGCATTACTCAGAAAATTACTGCTGGGCTTGGAGGCGCCTTCAAAGGCATCTCCATTCCTGAGCCAACAGCAGCAGCTGGCACGATCCCCAACCTGTCTGGACTGCAAACGGGCAAAGCGTCAAAGGCTGCCAAAGAAATCAAAGAGATAACGGCCGAGGAGCTGCAGCTCAGCATGTTGCTGAACAAGGCCAGGATCGATGGGAACAAACTGCAAGAGGCAGAGTTGGAGTACGGGCTGACCCTGCTTGATCTTGACAAGCAGAAGATCGGAGCACGGCAACGGCAAAAGCTTGAAGCTGATGCTGCCACGAAATTGCTCCAAACTGAGATTGATTTTGCGCAGCAACTTGGCACTGCGGTTGCTCAAGATTTCATGAAGCGTCAAGAGCTGCAAGAGAACTACAACCGCACGGTTGAAGACCTGAAGATCAAGGCCGGACTGATCACAGGTGAAGAGCTTAAAAAACTGGAGATCAATCGAGAACTGGAGACGATCATTCAGCGACTTCCGGGTCTGACCGATGAGCAGATCGCCAAACTGCGCGAGCTGATTCAGGCCAGCCAAGATGTGAAGAAAAGTTTTAAAGATACCTTTGGCGAAAGCTTGAAGCAGTATTACGACCAGCTCAAAAACTTTGGCGCGCAGGTGGCTGACTCGGTGAAGGGTGCCTTCCAAGGACTTGAGGATCAACTGGTTAGTTTTGTGACCACTGGTAAGGCAAGCTTTGCGGATCTAGCCAAAAGCATCATTGCTGACATCGCCCGCATCGCGATCCGACAGGCCATCATTGCGCCGTTGTTGGGGGGTGTTGGCAAGCTATTCAATATCCCCGGCTTCGCCAGCGGCGGTGTCTTTGCTCAGAACGGGATCCAGAAGTTTGCTCGTGGTGGCATCGTTGACAAGCCGACGCTGTTCCCGTTTGCCAAGGGCACGGGCCTGATGGGCGAGGCTGGGCCAGAGGCGATCATGCCACTGCGCCGTGGCCGTGATGGCCGTCTCGGCGTTGAAGCTGCCGGCGGTGGTGGTGGCGTTAATGTCACCGTCAACGTAGACGCAACAGGCACCAAAGCCCAAGGCGACGAGGGCCGCGCTGGGCAGTTTGCCCGCGCGATCAGCGAAGCGGTCAAGAATGAGATCGTCACCCAGAAGCGCCCCGGAGGACTGCTCGCATAATGGCCACCTTCACCTATACGCCCAGCTTTGAGGCGACCGAGATCAGCAAGCCGCGTGTCGTCACCTTCCAGGCAGGCGATGGCTATCAACAGCGCGTCGGGTTTGGCCTGCATCGCGACGGCAAGGAATGGCAGCTGCAGTTTCTGAACCGCACTGACACCGAACGCGACAATATCCTGGCGTTCCTCGAGGCGCGTGCTGCGGTTGAGTCGTTTGACTGGACGCCACCACGGGGCAGCGCCAGCAAGTACATCTGTAAAGAGTGGCAGGCCACGCTGCGGTCTTGCAACTTCAACAACATCAGCGCCACCTTCGTCGAAGTCTTCGAGCCGTAAGCCATGGCGATCCCAGTTTCAGAACTTCAGAAGATCGCACCTAGCTCGGTGATCGAGCTATTTGAGTTGCAGCTGGTTACCGCGTTGCATGGCAGCAGCACGGTCTACCGCTTCCATGCGGGCAGCAACATGAACGCCAACGGTGAACTGGTATGGAACAGCAACTCATACCAGCGGCTGCCGCTTGAGATGGATGGGTTCGAGTACAGCGGCAATGGTCAGTTGCCACGGCCGAAGATCAAGGTCAGCAACGTGCTCGGCACGATGAGCACCATCCTGGCAACAGTCAACGCGGTGACGCCAAATAACGACCTGGCCGGCGCCAAGCTGACTCGGATCCGCACGATGGCCCGCTACATCGATGGCGCCAATTTCACTGGTGGCACCAACCCCTACGGCACGCCAGATCCGACCGCGGAGTTCCCGCGTGAGATCTATTACCTGAGCCGCAAATCAACCGAGAATCGCCAGCTCGTCGAATGGGAATGTGCTGCAGCCTTTGACCTAGCTGGTGTGCGCGCACCAAAACGACAATGCATCAGCAGCATTTGCCAATGGGTCTATCGCTCAACTGAATGCAGTTACACCGGCAGCAACTACTGGAACACCAGCGATCAACCCGTTGCAACCTTGGCGTTGGATGTTTGCGGCAAGCGGCTCGACAGCTGCAAACTACGGTTTGGATCGACCGGCTCGCTGCCGTTCGGATCCTTCCCTGGCATCGGAGCATTTACCTCATGAGCTGGCGCGACGCGGCAATGGATCACGCCAAAGACGCGGACCCGCGCGAAGCGTGTGGGTTGGTTGTGGTGGTCAAAGGCCGGCGGCGCTATTGGCCATGCCAGAACCTGGCAACCGATGGCGATCAGTTCATCATGGATCCGACCGACTTCGCCGCAGCCGAAGATGCTGGTGAGATTGAGGCGATCTTTCACAGCCATCCGATCACACCAGCAGAACCCAGTCAGGCGGATCTGCTCAGCATCGAGATCAGCGGGTTGCCGTGGCACATCTGCAACCCGAAG